GCAGGCAAGCGATAGCAGGCAGGCCGCGAAGGGCCAGCGCCTTGATGTCTTGGTCATGAAAGGATCCCGATTGTTTTTGTTTTGTACCAGAAACGTAGCAAGATTTTTCATGACTGCAAAGTTCGATGAACATTATCGCGCTGCGGCGGTGCTTTTTTGACCTCAGGCGGCCCTGTTGGTCACGATGGCGCTCAGGTAGTTGGCCAGGTCGTGCAGGTACACGAAGGGATGACCCTGGCGACTGCCGCCTGTACGGCTGACCTTCAAGTCGATGCGTCCTGCGTTGATCTTACGCAGCAGATTCCTGTCGTTCGACAGGTGCGAAAAATAACGCTCTCTGACGGCGCTCAGTGAAGGGCACGGCGTGGCGAATTCTTTGCGAAGTTGATCCAGTATTTCGTTCATTCCATGACTCCCTGTGGTTTGCATGTGAGTACTCCCGAGATGGGGTGCAGACAAACAATACGATATGTAGCGTTTCGTGACAATACAGTTTGTATTTTAAATACAATTTGTATCGTCCGTCTCACAGGGAATCGATGTACCAGGACACACGAGCAGTGCCGTTTTCCGGGTTGCGGGTCACGCTGATGCCTTCGGCCTCGCTGATCTGATCCATGATGCGCTCCCAGTGAGCCACCGACTCGCCAGGCTCCCTGATCAGCAGGACCTGATGCTCGATCTGCGCCTTGTCACTGGTGATAGCGTCCTGAATGCGCTGTGCCAAGGCCAGGTAAGCGTCATGTTGCGAGGTGTCGGGGAACTGCTTGAGCATGAGTGAACTCCTTTTTACTGTATGTGCATACAGTAATTGAGGGCTGTTTCTCACGCAAGCTACAAATGTTTCCTACACGGACACATGCCAGGGTTGAAACAGGTGACATGAAAAAGCCCCGATTATCGGGGCTTGGGCGGGGCGTGCGGGGATTCAGAGACGCATGGTCATCTGCCTGATGACACCGATCAGCTTGCACTCCTCGGTCACCGCAAGTGTCGGGTAGGCGGGGTTCAGCGGCTTGAGAAAGTAGCGTCCGGCGTCTTCGACGAGTTTTTTGAACGTGGCCTCGTTGCTTTCCGGCAGCTTGGCGATGACCAGCTTGCCGGCAGTGGGCTCGATTCCGGTGTCGACCAGAATCAACATGCCTTCTGGAATGCTCTGGCCTGCGGGCGCGGTCATCGAATCGCCACGGACCACCAGCCAGAAGGCTCTGCCCTTGGCTTTATAGTCGCTGATCTCGAAGGTGTCCGAATAGCCGGCAGGGTAGGGCTCGACGGCTTCACTCCAGCCACCGGCCTCTACCCAACTGATGACCGGGTAGCGATAGAAACGCGAAGGCTGCACCGTGTGCTCCACGTTGTGCATGCCGGGTTCGCTGGTCGGGATGGAGGTGGTGAGAATCGGCAGGCCGAGCTCGGTCAGAAATCGATTGATGACCTCGATCTTCGGCTCACGCTTGCCATTCAGCCAATGCCCTACCGCGCCGGGCGTCACGCCCATCCGCTCAGCCATCTCTTCCTGGCTGATTTCCTGGGTGTCCATGACCTGTCTTGCGACTTCATACCATTTTCTGTTCATGCGTCGAATCATACAGGCTGTAGGGTGTTGAGCAATATACATAATGTAATGCTTCGTTGTGTCATAAAAATACAGAATGTATTGTAAGTCCTTGGTCCTGTGCAGCGAAAGACGCTGCGCAGCGTTTCGGAAAGGTCCTACAGGAGAGACACGATGATCGAGAAAATAGAAGCCGTGATGCAGCATTGGGGTGAACAGCGCATGCGCATTGGCCTGGGCGGCGGACTGAGCAGCCCGATGGCCGGGATCATGGAATGGGGCGCGTACATTCCGCGTCGCACACCCGGCTCGCGCGCGCTGGTGGGCAATGGCAGCGGTCTGGACTATATAAGCAGCGAAGTGGAGGCGGCCATTGCGCAGCTGTCACGCAGCCCGGCAAAGAGCCGCGGGCCTGAACTGGCCCAGCTGGCGACATTGCGTTATGTCGAGTCGTTGCCGGTGCGCGAGCAGATGCGCCTGGTGGGCATTAATGAGGGCGCAGACCGCACCTATCGCAACTGGATCAACAAGCTTCACCAGCAAGTGCTGGCGATTCTCGCTGAGCGCAGCGCTTCCAGAAGCAATAACGCGGTCGTCGTGAAGGCTGCATATAGGTAATTGAAGACACGGTTTCACGCCGTTTATCCGGGTCGATTGCACAGCTGTGGCCGAACTCGTGTTGAACTCCGGTCAAACTCGACCCACCCCGAAACTGCCCCTTCCCAGGCTTTCCGGAGGGGGGTAAAAAGGTCCCACGATATGCGATTTGCGCCTCAGGGCAGCAGCCGGAAACAGACTGATCAACAGCAACATCCGGTCACTCGCGACCCACCTCGAACCCCGCCTCTGCGGGGTTTTTTATTGGGCCAGGCACACGGAGGCCAATGTACATATTGAAAGACTTTCGATGCGGGCAGTGCTGGAAACTGCTGGCTCGCATGGGTGACCATACTGAGCTCCAGAGCAAGTCTTCCCGATGCGGAGCGCTGAGTCGTGTGAAGGCCGCGAGCCATGAGTCATCGCCTTTGAGGCTACACAAAAAAGCGGAATCCTCCGCGAACATAAACTAATAAAAGGTAAAACCAATGCCCATTGAGCTTCCTCCGACGTACATCACCCCTTATCCTGAAATTAGCACGGGCGGTAATGGTACCTACCGTGGTCAAGACCTTAATGCTGGTCAAAGCTTTCCGCGGGGTATGCAGAATCCTGTAGCGACTGTGCTGCTTCTTCAGGGTGATTTGTATTGCAGCCCCAACTGCCTTGCCACGTTTCAGGATCAAGCGATGCGAGACAGCTTCGGGATTCAATCCAGGGTTGCTTTAAAGACCCTGGCAGCGGCCGATCAGCGTGAGGCTGAAGGGCGCGACCTTCGAACGGCTTACAACGAAATCGCGACTGACATAGGTAGAACTCAGCAGATCAACGAACATATCATCAAGTATCCGCCAGCCAACCATGTGTTATCTGGGGGCCTTATGACACCATTTCATGCACTGGCTCATGGCATGTTTGGTTTGGGCGCACCCGTTATGTTCCCTATTCAAAATGTCGGGCTTAACGTCGATATCCGTGGTATCCCTGATGTAATGAATGCTATCCAGAGCGTACGCCCAGTTGGCACCAGCTCGCTCGATGTCAACTTCGCCTATGATGTCGGCAAGGATTCCAACGCGTCTTGGCTGACGCTGGGGAACATTACACTCAGGCTGGTGGGAACTATTGATAAAAGCTCGAGTGGAGCATGGACATTCTCGGGCGAGATTCGCGCCTTCAATGATGTCTACGATGCCAATCCGTCCAATCATCGGGGATGGCTGGGTGAAAATCTTACTTCGGTGTTGAGTGCCATTCCGTTTACTTCGTACTCGATCGAAATTCCCGGTTCGTTGCCGGTTACGGTCAGTGGCAACTAGGCCAAAGGCATGACAGGTAGTGCTTAAGCAGTGGCGTAGCCAGCGTTGACTGATCTGTAAAAAAGACAGGCAGGCGTGAACTGTTTTTCTAGTCGTTCGGACCTCTTTTCATAGGGATTGACAATGGCTGCGTTACGCAGGAATTTTGTTTTTTTATCATTTCCACTCGCTCTAGGTGTTTTAGGCTTATCCATTAGCGGGAGCAGTGAAAATCCGCTACAGCCTTCTGATACCTATGGGCTGCCACCGGTGGCTATTTACTTTGTTGCGCTTGTTGGATTGGGAGCCCTATCTTTTCTCCTGGCTGTGGCCGGAAGATTATTAGAGTGGTTCACCTCCAGTGTCAGCAGAATGGGGAGGGTGATTCGATTCGCTCTTTTCGCGCCTCTGCTGCTCTCGACCTGTCTCGCCACGTTGGTAAGCGCCGGTTACGCTTTGGATTCACTGAGTGGAGTCTTTGCCTGCTTGTTATCACTGATATCGACCCTCGGTGCTTATTCCTTGTTTTCAAAAAAGAAAGATTTGGGCTAGCGTCTGATTTCAGGTGCTTTTTTCTCGAGCTCAAGTTTCTGCTTTACGTGCAGTTGAACATTGATTTGACACGCACGGCTATCCCAGGCCTCGGCATCTGCCGGGGCTTTTTCGTATCTGGAGTACCCATGGACCCAACCGACCTAGGCCCAGGCACAGCTACCTGGCTGGGCGGCACGGGCACAATTCTGCTTGGCGGCTTTTTATGGCTGCGCAAGTTTCTTTCCAGAGATGCAACAGACCGGGCGATGGACAACGCGGACATCGGCACGGTTCGCCGTCTCAATGAGCTGCTCGACTCCGAGCGCCAGGCGCGCAAGGAAGCTGAAGCGCGGGCTGACCAGTTCGCCAAGGAGCGCAACGAGCTCGCTGCCGCGGTTGGCCGGATGGAAGGCAAGATTGAAGCCCTCACCAGCCACATCGTCCAGCTCACCGACAAGGTCACCACGCAAAGCGCCGAAATAGCCCGGCTGCGATCTCAACTCGGAGGTGCAAACGATGCACAGATGCGCAATTGATTTCATCGCTCGCCATTGGTGGCGGCGCCTGGAGGTCTGGCTGATTTCCATGCTGCTGATCGCTGGCTGCCTGATGCTCGGTTTTCAGGCCGGGCAGTGGTCGGCGAATGCCGAGCATACGCAGCAGCTGGCCGAGGTTCGCAATGCCTACGACGCAGCGCTGGGTAAGCGCGACCGGCGCCTGGACAGGCTGGCCGAAACCACTACCCAGGCGGCGGACAGGGTCGAGAGTGCTGCATCGATTGCCAATCAGGCCGCTCACGCGGCCAGCCGTGCTGCAGACAAGGCTGATGAGGCGTTGTGCAAGGCTAACCAGTAGGCGTCTCCCACGCCGCAATCAACCTTCAACACACGCGGAACCCCTCATGAAGATAACCCCGATAGTTGCCCATTTGCAGGCGACCTGCCCCAGCTTTGCCGGGCGAATCAGTGCCGGTATCGACTGGGCTGCGGTCGCCCTCGGCGATCAGCTCGCTCACCCGTCGGCGTACGTGATTGCCACTGGCGATCAGTCCACCGCCAACGATTTGCAGAACGTCATTCGCCAGAACATCACCGACACGATCGATGTCGTGGTGGTGCTCGATGGCGGTGACAAGCGCGGGCAGGAAGCCAGTGAGCAACTGCATGCCCTGCGCGCCGAACTGTGGCGTGCACTGGTGGGCTGGAACCCGGATCACGATTACGACGCGATGCAGTACACCGGTGGCGCGCTGGTGCAGATCAGCGGCGACCGGGTGACGTATCGATTCGGCTTTGCAGCGCAGTTTCAACTGGGCCGCAATACCTCCGATCAGCCTGCCGAGACCTGGCACGAAGCGTATTTGGATGGTTTGCCCGGGTTTACCGGCGCCACCCTCGAGATGGACTGCGTTGACCCCGCAGATCCGAATCTGAAATCCCCCGGCCCTGATGGCCGTATCGAAGCGAAGTTCACAGCAGAGGTAACCCCATGACTCAACGCATCACTGTAGTACCGGCCGAGGGCCGCACTGTGCCGGATCCGGAGGCGGGCGATTTGCTGCCCGTCGAAGGCCGGCAGGTGACCTTCAACGCCTGGTGGCAGCGTCGTCAGAACGACGGCGACGTCACCCTTAAAACCGAGCAATCCACCACCACCCATCAAGCCTTCACGGCTTAACCAAGAGGAAGCCAAACAATGGCTATCAGCTTTAACAACATTCCATCCGATGTTCGCGTTCCGCTGTTTTATGCGGAGATGGACAACTCGGCCGCCAACAGCGCGTCGGCCAGCATGCGTCGACTGATCGTTGCGCAGGTCAACGACGATGTGTCCGGCCCCGAACTGGGTTCTCTGGTGCTGGTGCCGAGTGTGGCGCTGGCGAAAAACATCGGCGGTCAGGGCTCCATGCTGGCCGCCATGTATGAAACCTGGCGCAAGGCGGATCCCACCGGCGAAGTCTGGTGCCTGCCGCTGCTCAATACCGAAGGCGCCAAGGCCAGCGCGAAAGTCACCCTCACCGGGGCGGCGACCGAAGCCGGTCTGCTGAACCTGTATGTCGGCGGCATGCGAGTGCAGGCTACTGTCGTTAATGGCGCAACCGCTGCCCAGGCGGCCACGGCACTGTCGGTGAAAATCAATGCCACGCCTGACCTGCCGATCATTGCGGCTGTCGAAGCGGGTGTGCTGACCCTTTCCTGCAAATGGAGCGGGGCAAGCGGCAACGACGTACAGCTGGAATTCAATCGCCAGGGCAAGACCAATGGCGAAGTCATTCCTGCCGGCCTGACGGCGGCCGTCACCGCCATAAACG